CATAAGTAAACATGCTCGTGTAGCAATCTTGTCCTGCATAGGGCGGGACTTGAACGACACACACATACACAGGAGAAAAACATGAGCAAAACACCTTACGAGATCCGTCTCGAACTTCTCAAAATGGCTAACGAGATTCTCGCAACGCCAGTCTTCCAAACACGCCAAGCATTAAGCGAAGAATACCATTCCAAGCTAAACGATGCTAATCGTGGTACGCTTCCTTATCCAACCATGCCAGACTTTCCGTCCAGCACGGATATTGTTAGCAAGGCAGAAGAACTTAAAAAGTTTATAGACCAAGCGTAATTAAAAAGCCCCGAAAGGGGCTTTTTTGTTGGGCTGCTGATTATAGGTTAAATATACCTATATTATGACAATCAATAAAATTACCGAAGTTACCATATTTGAAAGCCCCGATGGCGGTCGCACAGTTTACGCTCGACACCCTGGGAGTAGTACAAGAGAATTATATAGTCGCGATCCCAAATTAGTTGAAGAAGAAAATGAATTAAAACAACAAGAGCGTTGGCAATATATTTTAGCGGCTAGAAAAAACAATTCAGCAATAGACAACCTTTGCGAACAAGCGGAAATTTTATATGAATTGTCCAAAAAGGCATTGTGAAATTTATTTGTAAAACCTTCTTTGATATTACAGCCACAGGTGTAACAGGGCATTATAAATCTTCCCGAGTACCATTTCGAGATTTAAATGGTACTAATATCGAAAATGAAATATCATGGAATCGTGCTAGAAATCAACAGAGAAATTGGGAGACTATAACTCAACTAATAAGTCTACGAACACAAATTTCAGAATTACAAAATCCTAAAAAAGATAAAAATACATGGAGTTTTGAATTTGAATCTGAGACTCCATATGCGTTTGGCTCCCAAGAGAACCCTACAGAATTGTTATTATCTGACTCAGCAGGTGTTCCAATGCTAGTAGGATTAGGAAATATTAAAAATTTAGCACCATTATTAGTTGTGTCGGGCACTGATCAAAATATATGGTTTGACATATTATAATAAATATATGATACTAAAATAGGATAGAATATGAGCGTCGAAGCCACTGAAATTGAAAAAAAGAGTCTAGAAGCTCATGTGGAGCTCTGCGCCGAACGCTACAATGCGTTGGAAGATAAAATGACAGCCATGGGTGAGAACATCTCACATCTTTGTGTCATGGTCCAGGATGTTAAAGCTAGTGTGAGTAAATTAAATGAAAAAAATACAGATAGACTTATCAGTTGGGGCATTGGTATTATTGGTTGTTTAGGTGCTTCAACTGTCTACCTTATAACACACTACGTTCTCAAATGATTGACAATACCCAGGAACTCACCAAATTATTTCGTAAAGAATTTCCAGATTTATCTGCTAATCTCATATGGAAAAATGATGCCGGCGAATACGAAGTATTTGAACGTTATGTAATATCTCCAGAAAAACATGGATATCGAGTATATTGTTCAGCTACAGATGTAGGGTTCTTTAGTACTACAAAAACAGCATTAAGCTGGTGTATAGCTGACAAATACACATATTATAATTTAGCCCGGGATATACTGACATTAGACAATAAATTAAGCTCATTAGTTTCAGATATATCCACAAGAGCCAACCTAGCAGACCGTAGTAAACAGCCCTTATTTCGTGAAACTATAGAAACCAAGCTAGAAACCAAGATTATACACAAAAAACAGGTGGAGCAGGAATTAACCAAATGCGTCAATTATGCTAAATACTGTCAACAACGAGGATTTAATAATGAAACTGTTCGAACTGGCCGCACCCAAGCCATCAAAGCAAGCCGCTAAGGTATTTGAGAGTTATTTCGGTGACTCTATTAATGTAGACGTTATGTCCGCAAAACAAGCCCGTATGATGTTAAACAAAGTACGCAAGCTGGTAAACGAACATCGTCAAACATCAGCTTTTCATCACAGCGAAAAGAACCCAGCTTATTTGAAGTTGATGATGATGGAAAGAGTATTAACTACTAAAGTTAATGAAACTCCTACTGTGGCTGTTGGTTCAACTGCTGGCGCTGACCAAAATCAAAAAGATTCCACATCCGGTATGCCTCCAACTAATCCTACTGTAGCTGCCGGCGATGCTGCCAAGAAACAACAACAGCAAGCCCAAGTCAATACCATTAGTGATCCTAAACTTAAATCTGCTATGCAAAAAGCTACGCAAGGTCAATCACTAAATCCAGCTGATCAACAATTGGTTGCTCAAGCTGCTCTACAAACAGAAAGCAAACAATTGAGACATAGTTTATATAAGATTCTTCGTGAATCAGAAGTACAACAAGCACAAGTTGTATTAGCCGCACAGGACATGGTAGACAATGTTCAAAAAATGAGCGAAGAAATTTCAAGTATGCAGTTTAAAGATTTGCCAGCACTATGCGATCAAATCAAAAATCAAATTGGTGTTGACCAAGCAATGCAGTTCAACACAGATGCGACTGCCGCTCTTGCTGGACTGTTACAGAACCTACAAGGGGCTAGACAACAATTAGACCAAGCTCTTGGTGTTGTTACTGGTCAAGCTGCTCCTAGTATTCCTGGCCAAGAAGAAATGGATGCTGACCTAGGTGCTGAGATGGGTGCCGATGTTGGTGCTGATTTAGGTGTCGAGATGGGCGCCGAAGAACTTCCACCAGAAGAACCAGAAGCTCCTGAAATGGGTGGCGCAGGCTTAGGTCGCGCTAAACGCTAAATGTTAATCTTTGAAGTAGAAAATCCAGAAACCGTCGACTCCGGTAAGCTCATGTCATTGACTCAATTCCTTGCCGGCCGTGCCGGAGACACTGATTCAAAGAAACAAATTTCCACACAGGCATTTATTGATTTAGCACAAAGTCTCGGAGTTAATGTTACTACCGATACATTGGGTGATTTAATTGCCAAAGATCCTCTGAAGAATGTACTACTCCCATACGAACCAAATTCAGGGGTAGTTAAATTTAAAGGCAATGACGAGCCCGGTGAACAGCCAATGGACACTGATCAAGCAGAAAAAGTAGTAAGTTCAAACGCCAAAGCCGCTATGAAACGCGGATTATCTAAATAAATCAATGCTATACAGTAGTTGACAAACAATTCGAAACTAAGTACAATTAAGTTAGTATCATAAAAGGAGAGTCAAAATGAAAAAGATTCTAGTAATAGTATTATTAGCATTATCAACCACTTCGATGGCGCACGGGTATCACGGCGGATATTATTATAATAATAATCAGTGGGTAGGCCCTGCGGTAGCTGGAGTAGTAATCGGCGGTTTGGCCGCAAGAGCATATTACACACCTCCTCCAGTTTATGTTCAGCAACCGCAGGTAATTTACATTCAGCAATCTATTCCTCCTGGATATGTTCAACAACAGATTTTAGATGCTAATTGTAATTGTTATCGTACAGTACTGGTACCACAATAATGGCTTACTCAGATAAGGTAATCGATCACTATGAAAATCCAAGAAATGTTGGTAAGATGGATGCCGCTGATAGCAGTATCGGCACCGGTGTTGTCGGTGCACCTGCTTGCGGTGATGTCATGCGTTTACAAATAAAGGTAGAAGATGGAATTATTACGGACGCCAAGTTCAAAACGTATGGCTGTGGGTCGGCGATCGCTTCGAGCTCACTTGTCACGGAGTGGGTCAAGGGCAAAACGCTGGAGCAGGCTGGATCAATTAAGAATGCTGAAATTGCAGAGGAACTCTGTCTCCCGCCGGTTAAGATTCATTGTTCAATCCTTGCGGAAGACGCTATTAAGGCGGCAATAGAAGATTACATAAAAAAACAATGATTACTGTTACAGATACAGCCGCTAAAAAAATTAAAACCAATATAGAAAAACGAGGCAAAGGCATTGCCGTCCGTATAGGTGTTAGAACCACCGGATGTTCGGGCCTTGCTTATATAATGGAATATGTAGACGAGCTTACTATCGATGATATTTTGCTTTCAGATAATGGCGCTGTAATTGTAGTGGATCCAAAATCTTTACCTATGGTAGCTGGTATCACCGTAGATTATGTTAGACAAGGTCTTAACGAAGGTTTTGAATTTATCAACCCATTGGAAAAAGACCGTTGCGGATGCGGCGAGTCCTTTCGGATATAACAAGGTTGACAACCTCATAGTAGGTTGCTATACTAGATACAATGTACAATCCAAAATTTGCGTATCACGAATTAT